GAATGGGGAGGAGAGAGCGAGTTTGCTGAGGCGAAAAATGCATTCTACCTCGGAGGTGGTTGCCTTCGAGGTAGATTGCAAGTCTTTCGAATCTCATGTTACTCTTGAACAGCTCCGCGCGGAGCATTCTGTGTACAAATCCTTGTGCCGTGACCCACGTCTTTCAAAATTGCTTCGTTGGCAGGAGCGTTTTGAAGGTCACGGCCCTGGAGGAGTTAGATTTGTGGTGGAAGGCGTTAGGGCTTCTGGGGATTTCAACACCGGCCTTGGCAACACTTTGATCATGTGTTGTTTGGTGTTGGCTTCCCTTACAGCCATAGGAAAGAAGTTTGATTTACTCGCTGACGGGGACAACGCAGTTGTTTTCTGTCAGGCTTCTGACTATGACGTTGTTCGCCGCGAATTGCCCAGATTGTTTGTGGAGATGGGTCATGAGCTTGAGGTTGGAGAGCCCGCCAGGCAATTGGAGGAGATAGTTTTTGGGCAGTCCAAGCCTTGCTACACAGCTGGGCGTTGGACTATGGTGCGTGAGCCTTTCAAGGTACTTTCTCACGCCTGTTGCGGTCATGAGCATTTCTCTGAGATGAGAGGTGGGATGCGCGTGCTCAGGGCCGTAGCTTACTGCGAAGCTGTCTTAAACAAGGGCATTCCTGTGCTTCAGGAATTTGCTCACTCGCTACTCAAAGGAACACAGGGCAAGGTTATTCCTCAAAATCTTCGCTTTGATAACTTTGAGTATACACGAATCTTAACGCGTGAGATTCGCTGGCAAGATGCTAAAAAGGAAATGATAAGCATTGAAACCAGACTCCTCTTCGAAAAATCCTGGGGCATTTCCGTTGACGCACAGATTGCTCTCGAGAGACAGCTCAGCAAGACGCCTGTATTTCCGGAGTCGTGGGTAGGCGTGCCCATTGACGAGGAATTACCGGATGGCAGGGATCTTGCTGGGTTGCCTTTCGGGAGTGATGTGGCTAGCTGGATTGACAGGCTAGTTTAAGTGCGTGTTGTTTGGGCCTGAAGGGACATGAAGCGCTGTGAAGCCTTCTGTCGTCACTGGTGAAAGGGTTGCTAGCCTACCACATGGTTGTATGAGTAGCATAACCCACAGGCTCGGTGAGACCGGCATAGTACTCAAGAGACCGGTTGTTGCGATCGTTGAACAGGCAAGGAAAGGCACCTTGCGTCTACATATACCCACTTGCTTTGGTAACCTGAAAGATGGATGCAAGCTTGGCGACAGTGGTTCCCCTCCTCTTGGTCTTGTCCTTGAGAGTGGTCGAACCAGTTGCACGGGTGCCCGGCGATATGGAGGGGATGATTCACTCCGGCGCGCTGGGAAGGCGACTTACATGAAATTGAAGTGTGGTTGTAGCGGCCAGTAACTGAAGCTGAGCACGCCAATTGAGATCAAGCAGAATTCCAATAACGACGATAATAAACGGCCTGCTAGTCGGTAACGAGCAGGGTTGGATGCCTGGCCAGAGATGGTGATTGGGCCTTCGGTGACCCTTTGGAGATCTGCCTTTGTCCATCAGGAACTCGATGCTTCCGTGAACACCACACCCACATCTGTTTAAAAGTCATACCCTTAACTGTATTCGCTAATTGACGTGGTGAGCTAGGTTACCTTACCCCATTTGAGATAGTGGGCTTTGTCTGGAATGCGTCCCGTGTATCAACGTCTGGTGTTATTAGGAAACGGCGGTATATCCGATGTTCTTAGACCAATCAGGGTGGATTGTCTACTTCAGATTTCCCTACCAACATGGACAGTGCGTGGTTCTGTGCTTCTCCCAGCAGCGCAGGATTGGGTGTCATCCCGACAACTGGGTGTTCCCTGTAAGAACAACAGGGCGTTGCTCACGAAACGAGCAAGCCACCGTGGGCTGGAGCACGGGACAGTCCGTAAATACGCAAGGGGTCTGGACTGTTAAATCGACTCTCAG